GCAAGTTTCAATTAAAAATTCCAGCAATTGAATAACTGCACACTATCAGAATAACTGTCAGTACCAACCTCAAACTATGAGACAGTAATGAAGATACGTTCTGAATAATCATGTGTAACTGTAAGAACAGCCCGATTCTAACCCATCAAGTGGGAGGTTATGAATCAGTTCCACGTGGTAAACCCAAAAGCCACGCAGCACCGGTACTCCCTCACTAAGGAGGGAGTGGAACGCCACCATATTGTGAGGTGGCGTAAGGTGGTATTGATACAAAGAAACTAAAATTAGTATCCTCTGCACCAGCACGCAATACATCAATTTTAACGGGAGCAGCAGCCTCAACTCCGGCAGGACCGAGGTCAGGATTAAAAGCTCCAACCTGAACAAATGTATCACAAGTCAATCCTCTCTGACTCCGAGTCATAGGATAATTGGTTCCAGTGTAATAGGCGATATTAGCTCTAGAATGTACCTTGGAATATTGAGGTACGCTAACCTCTACCATTTTGAAATCACTAAGATTTTCAATGACGTAGTTAGCATAATTCATAAAGTTGTAATCACCTGTCCAGAAATTAGGCTCCGGTACAGTTGCGTTAACTACTACATCCTCCACATCGTAACCGATGGGAGAATAGAAATATTTAACAATAACAGGACCTATGCTAGAGTTTCTAGAAGATATTTTTAATCTAACACCTCCTCTGGAAAACGCAAACACTTGACTAAGAGAACTATAGAGATCAGGAACATTGACGAACGACACAAATCCTCCGGCAAAAGGGCACAAACTACTAGAGAAAGGAGCAATAGTACATATCGCTCCAGTAGAGCTGGGCGTCTTGGAATAAGGTACAAACCTTTTAACCAGAGTACGCAAATTAGTAATTTTCTCCCCAATAGCTAGAGAAGAAGTTTCAAGTTGAGCAGTCCTTCTTTGCATGCCTCCGATAACCTTGAATTCTCCTGATTGCAATTGGAACTCGGGTGCTGTAATTTTATACTGGTTAGCAAACACAGCAAATTCAGCATCCTTACCCAGTGCCATCTCGACTAAAACAGTAATACCCTGTGTCACCGAATCTGGAGCAACTAGAGGGTCAATGACCCTTATCTCCAGTGTTCCAAATTTATTGGTTTGTGTATTATTTATATCAGTCGATAAATATGGAGCATTACAGATATATGGAATCTCCAAAGTGTATTCCGTAATATCACGAATATCGACAATATCACGATAAACATAAGGAGCAACAGAATCTGTAATCGCAGCACTGATGTAATCCCGAGTTTCAGGATTAAAGTCAAAAGATATTCTTCCAGAATGAAACTCAGTCTTGACGAACTTGAAACGGAACACTACAGAACCTCGCCAATTAGCGAACATAGTACCTAAATACTGAGCTGGCGTAAGATTAAGGAAGTCCGATCCACCATGAGTAGTGGTTATAGCCCCAACAGGCCACAACCCTACTGGATAGATAGCTAACCTAGTATCTTCGGCAGCACCAGTAACCCATTGAAACTGATCCTGGTAAGAGAAAATGGAAGCCATATAGGCGACATCCATTTCGTCTTCAGCGACCGGTCCCTCAGGTTTGGCAACTACGGAAGCATTAACATCTAAGGACAAAGGTAAACTCATGTCAACCTTGTTAACATTAGTAGCATACTGAGCATTGGTAATTTTAAACCTATGTTGAGGTTCAAGATTAGCAGGTGCACTCCATCCAAATACAGAAGCAACATTAGCGGTAATGTCAGCAGCCCATTTAACAGGAGCCGTAAATTGACTAATGAAAGGTACAGCATTCAAATAAGAGGAAGCTTTAGATACCTTCATCGCCATCGACTCAATAGGGCCGACACCGGCACTCTTTGCCTCTCTCTCAGATGGATTTGCTCCTCTCATAGTATTCTTAGACTTAACCTTTGCTCTACCAGATTGTAATTCTACTGGCAAAGCTTGTCCTACAAGTTCAACATCCTCATAATGTGCCCACAAAGTGAATTTAGCATTAGGAGATCCTGTTCCGGTAGTCAATGGTGCATAGGGGAATATTTTAACATAATATTCAACATCCCTAAAAGCATCAGGCATCAACTGTAGCGAATAAAAGTCGTAAACCATAGTGTAGGGAAGTCTTAGTTCACAAGCAGTTTGAGTAGCAATATCAATTTCTGCATGTGGCAATTGACTCCTCTGCACTAGAGTATGAGCGTGACAATTGAAGTAATCAACAGCTTTGTTTTCACTAGTAAAACCTCCAAGAGGAACAGCGCAAAGCATATACCTCCCTTGTTGAAAACGTTCACCATTAACTTGTAATCGCAAGACCAATGTACCTCTAAACCCCAAGAAACCCTGAACTTTCCTGTGGTAAATCGTATTACTCAGGAAATCATAAGGGAAAAGATTCGTTGTGAAGGTAGTAGCAGTATCCCCGAGAGAAAACTGACCCACCTTTATTTCGAAGGGTTTTGAGAGATATCTGATAATAGAATCAGATTCTACACTGGAAGAATGAGAAAAGTAATTATCAAATTGACTAACCGAAGTAACATTGGAAGCTACAGCTACAGTGTTATCCTCGATATATTGCGTAGTGGAAACATTTCTAGTTTCACCTTCAACTACTTCCACTGGTAGTGTGACGGTGGTTTTATTATCATTTTTATTTTCAGCAGGTCATTATCTCTTCTCTGTGATAGACCTAACAAACAGAGCGTAGGAGTTTATCCTGGATTTTGAATGGGCTGCATTCGACGCATCCTGGTAGTAATGCTAAATAGCACACGTCATACATATACAAAGCCTCAATTAATGTTTTGCTTAGACTCCTATTTATATACAATAATTGGGTATCCAGGGTATATGGTTTGCACATAGTGCATACACCTTTAAGGCAAGTGTGGCCCTGTGACTTTAATAGTCACAAACAAAAACGGGTGAATGAAGGACCTGATCTCTCCAATAACTCTGATTGAGGTTATGGAAATCTGGTCTCTCCATCAAAATATCTCCAAGTTGTCTAAGAGAGCTATACATTATGTTTATATACTTATTCCAAATCTCAGGAGAGTGGAGTGACAATTCTCTATAAAAGAAATTTACACAATCCACAAATACTTTATTATACAACGGACCTTTCTTAGACCAGTAGGGCGTCGACATTAGAGTCTCTAAGGATAGAGCTCCCATGTATTTACCTTGAGGAGCACACCACACAAAAGTTCTTTTTAAGAAGGAAACTGACGATATATCACGCCAGCCCCCCAATTCTCCCTTAGTGTCAGATGTCATTTGAAAACCTAATTCGGCGACTTTTTCTGCTATACGGACAGGAGTAAACACCTCCAATATGTCCTTTCGGGCAGAATAAGTGTTATCGTCTCCCAATACAACTAAAACAACATCCTTATTAAAGGACGCAGATCTCAGCAGCTTAGGAACCAATGAGAAATAAGAATACCTGAGTAACAACATATTGGTTAAACAATTCACTATTAGAGTTAAATATGAACCAGAAGGCAAAGATCCCTCCATTTCATAAATATCTCCTAAAAAAGTGATCTTGG